ACGATCACCCCATGGCCAAGGTCGATCTTCCGGGGCGCCTTGCTCAGGTTGAGGCGCATCAGTAGCTCGCCACGCTGTTGGTCAGCACGACCGTCGCCATCCGCGCGGGCGAGACAGCCAGCGCCGCCTGCCAGTCGAATGTCGCCTGCACGCCGCCGGGCCCTTCGACCGGGGCTTTCGGTTGCGGCAGATAGACAGCATGGACCGTCCACAGAAGCGATGCACTGGCCGAGATCGTGTAGCCGAAGTCCAGCTGGCAGGGCGTCCCGGCAATGGCCTGCGTGAACAGCGTGGTGTCCGTGAACCGCGCCACGAGCTGGCCGTTCATCGACGCCACCATGGGATCGAGGCCGTCCACGGCCCCGTCCGCCCGGATGACCTCCACCGGGTCCAGGTTGTTCATGTAGGTGATGTCGGCGGACACGATGCTGCCAAGCGCCACCGAGTTGCGCAGGATCGACCCGTTGAAATGACCGAACCGGGTATAGGTCAGCGCCGTGGGCGTTCCTGCAGCCGTCGACGCGGCTACCGACTCGGCCTGCCCCATCAGCCCGACCGTCGCCGTCAGTAGCCCGGACCGCTGCATCGACCAGTTGAACGAATTGGCGACAAGCCCGGTATACATCGCAAAGCGCGGAACCTCGGGCATCTGCACCTCGATCGCCATCGACGGCAGCGTCCAGTTGCCGGACTGGAAGGTGTGCGCGTTCGCACCGCCGCTCAGCGTGGCCCCGGACACTGTGCCGTTCGATGCGGGCGATGTGGATGCCGCGATGGTAAAGGCGTTGCCGCCAAGCCCCAGCGTGTCATGGGTGAACAGAAGCTGCGTGGCGTTCGACGTATAGGTGACCGGCGTCACCGACCCGTTCACGCTGGCGTTCAGGACCGTGGCCAGGTTGCTCAGCGTGAGCGTCAGCGTGCCGCCGATGTTCGACTGCGCGCCGGTCGCACCCGATGCGACGAAGGTGAACACCACGCCGTTGATCGTGACCGTTGCGTTGACCGACGGTTGCGCCGAAAAGGTGATGCTTCCCGTCGCGGCAACCGTGGCCACGGTGTTCGGTTGCCCGAACAGCGCCTTGAGCCAGAGGCCGATATTCTCCAGATCCATCGGGATGGCAAAGTCGCCGTCCACCGTGATCGCATCGCGCTGCGGAGCCAGCGGGTCACGGCCAAAGCCCAGAACCTCATTGTCCAGCAGCGGACGCGACGCGCCAAGGGATGTGGTGGCGAACGGAACGCGGCGATAGCCCGCACCGGGGGCCACGCCATAGGTCGATTCATAGACGAGCGCAGCCTGTGCCCTCGCGCCGGTTTGACGGGCCATTGATGGTCTCCTTCAGGTCTCAGGAAAGGGGGTTGTCGGTCACGAAATGCAGGACCACGGGGATCGACGCGGCCTTGACCGTATCGGCCCCGTCGAACGGAATGTCTGATGGCTCCGGGGCCTCCGCCTCGATCCAGTCGCAAAGCCCGCCCAGCGTCCGGTTCGCGACGATCAGCGCGCCCACGGACATGCGCAGCGTGTCAAACAGCGTGTCCCGGTCTTCCGTACCAGGCACGAATAGCTCGATCCCGGCGCGGTGCTCATAGTGATACATCAGCGGCGACATGGTCACCTCCGGCTCGCCGGGGTCACCGTCCCGAAGAATGATCAGCCCGTCGGTCGTCAAAGCGACGGGCAGAACTTCATTGCGCACAACGGCGACATTGGGGATGGTGTTCAGTTTGGCCACAAGGGCCACAAGGATCGATTCAAGCTTTGATGGCATGATCTATTTCCACAGGGCCGCGATGCGGGCGGGCAGTCCGCTGGCAACCCGTTCGGCCTGGATCAACAGGTCTAGGCGTTTCTTCAGGCGCACCTGGGCCACCAGCACAAACATCACGACCGGCTTTTTGCGGGTGCGCGGGGCTGCCAGCTTTCCGCCTCGTGACACCATCACGTTGCCGGGGGCTTTCCGGCCTTCGTCGATCAGCACCGATGGCACTCCCTTGCCAAAGATGAACCGCAACTGCCGTCCGTTCTTCTTTTCCCATTCTGGTGGCGTCATCTTGCGGCTTCCGGTGCCACGGCCTGCAGCCTTGGTCGGGATGGCAAGCCAGAAACCGTTGGCACTTCTGATCGTTGCGCCGCTTTCATGAACGGCAGTCAGTTTCGGGGCCTTCGACCAGACCAGCGCCCATGCACCCGGCGAAGGCTTGGCCGGGTTCTGATATGCGTCCGAGCGCACGGTTTTTGACAACCGGTTGCCCAGCCCCGCGCCGACAATCTGCGCCCGCCAGTTATCCTTGGTTTCTTTGGCCGCCCATTGCATCGCAGCAAGCGTAGCGACCTTTCCCTGGCGCAATTCCTTGTCAAAGAACTTGCCGATCTCGGATTCCCAGTCCGATGTCTGAACAGAGACGCGCATCAGGCAGGCCTCAGGTTGATCGTCCAGACAAGGCCCAGCCGATCCAGCAGCGGTTGTCCCTGAATCACGAAGGTCTCGGCACCGATCACGATGCGATCCAGCGGTTTCGGACTGGCGACGTCAGCCACCCGCACATCGACCATGGTTGTCGGTTGCGACAGGCGCGCCTGACCAAAGTCCTGCATCGGATCTGGTGACCGGCGTACAAGCCTGATCGCCACGGGCGGCGCCGTTCCGGCAAGAATCCATTGCGCATCCGCCGCCATGTTGGGATCGGCGAAGATCACGTCCACGGCGGCGGAAAAGGCGGTCATTACGGGGCCAGAGCCGCCGGAGCCGAACCGTTGAGCCGGATGCGGCCCACGGTTTCACCAGCGCCGGAACCGACAGCGGCGACGGCTACACCCAGAAGGATGTTGCCCGACGTCGTGGCCGTCGTGGCGACAAGTGTCGTGGTGCCGACACCGTAGATCACCTGGCCGACAGTCCAGGCCTGCGAGCCAGCCTTGGTCACATCGACAACGCCGTCAACTTGGATGTTGACCGCTGCGCCGCTGGCCGCGTCCTGCAAGGCCACACCGGCCAGCAGCCCGACACGCAGCAGCTGCCCGGAGACAACCGTCGCCGGGGCAAGGACACTCAGAATGTCCCCGTCTTGAACGTAAGTCTTCATTTCATCGCCTCATTGGATGAAGTTGAAAGGAGCAAGCAGGGACGCTCATCGCCCCCGCTCAAGATCAGGCGCCGGAGTTCCGGAAGCCGCCACGGAAGTCGATGGCCCCGCAACCGAAGTCATGTTCCAGCGTCATCGATGTGCCCTGCGTGCCGAAGATCTCTTCGACCCGGAAGCGCGGTGCCGTGTAGCCGTCGAGAAGGCCCCATTCGAAGCAGGGAGCAACATCCGGCGCGGCGAACATGTACCAGGCGTTGCCGGTAATCTTCGCCGTCACGGCCAGCGCCATCTGACCCGAGAACGGGTTGATGTTGCCGGACTGCTGCGCCTGAATCGGGGCCAGCAGCTGCTGCGCCTCGGTCTGCTTGTCCGGGCCGACCAGAAGGACGGCGGCGGGCAGTTCCAGATCAGCACCGTCGATCGACTTTCGCTTCATCAGAGCGGCCCGGCCGATGCTGACCGAGGCGACCGTGATTGCTGCGTTGGCAGCGGCAAGCGTGCCGTCCGTGGTGTTGAACACCGCGCGACCCGTTTCGATCAGCGTCGGACCTGCGCCCGAAGCCACCAACATCATCGCGTAGAACGTCGCATCCTCGAACCGTGCGACGGCAGTGCCGCGATCATTGATGATCTGCTGCAGGCCGCTCAGCGTGTCGTTGACGATCATCTGCCGCGACAGATTGACCCGGACGCCATAGGGGGTCACGCGAGTCCGTTCGCGCGATTCCTTGAACGTCCCGGCCTTGATCTCGCCAGCTTCCTGATCAACCGCCTGGAGCGTCGGGAAGTCACCAACACGCACGGTCGAATGATCGCGGAAGTCGGCATAGCTGCGCTGACGGGCAATCATGCGATAGGTCGGCGCCTGCATGGCATAGCGCGCGGCCAGCGAGCGGTTCATCGCGTTTTCGAACAGGAGCGGGAAGTCACTGGTCGTGTGGAACGCCCGACGCATCAGGTCTTCACGGGCACCCATGGCCATCGGGATGCGGCGTTCGCCCAAACGTTCCGCTGCAAGTTCGATCAGCGCCATGCCATGATAGCTGCGGGCCAGTTCCGTGGGAGCGGCACCGGACAGACCGGACACAAGCGCCTCTTCCATGCCGCGACGGCGGGTTTCCGTTTCGTCCATCCGCGAGCCGACGACAACCGGCTCGGAACGGCCTGCTGCCGGGGCGGTTTGTGCGGCCAGATGATCAAGAACCGCAGCGCGGGCCTGATCGGCCGTCATGCCACCGGCAACAGCGGCAGGGGCGCGATCGGCAAGGCCGTGGCGCTGGAAGATCGCCAGCACGTCAGCTGCGCGGGTCCGCTCGATGGCAACCGGATCGGGTTGCGCCGTGACGGGGGCAGATTGATCCGCCCGCGTTTCGTTCGTGGCGACAGAAACGTGGCCTGCCGCTGCCTGTTCTCCGATGGGGGGCATCTGGGTCTCCATGATGCGAGAAACCGCATTCGCGGCAGGAATTGCGTCTATGATGACGCAAGGCGTGCGGGCACCGTCCGCAGAGCGGATATGCGCCCCGGCGTCGGCACCGATGGCCACCGCCGAAAGTTCCATGGGTGTCCACTGGACCGCCCGATAGTGGGGCCGTTGCCCGTCTTCGCGGGTGATCTCGTATCTGCCCACGCTGTAGCCGACCGATACATTGCGGATGATCCCGGACACTACGTCGCGCCAGATCGGCTCGACTTCCGCGCGATCGGAGAAGCGCACGGTCGCAAAGCCCATGCCGCCCTCGATCCGGGCTGATCCGTCCACGACCACGCCAAGCACATTGGACAGCTCATAGGCCGCATGCGAGTTCAGAAACGGGGCACCGGAGTTCAGCCGGGTCAGGTCCACCGCTGCCGGGGACACGTCAAGGCTCTCGTCAATCTCGCCCTCAGTCCAGGTGTAGGCACGGCGCGTTGCGCCAGTGGTCCAGCAGACTTCGACTGTCCGCGCGTCCTCATTGACGCTTTCGGCACGAACAGATGCGGCCCGCCCGATCACGGGCAGGTCAATGGTATCTCTCGGCATCTTTTGCCCCTCGATGGTTAGTGAATTATGCTGCTCTGCACTGCGCCGCTCATAACGAGCAGAGCGCGTTGTTCCGCGCTCAATCCCCCTTGGCACGGGGAAACCTGTCAGATTGTCGTTGCCTCATCGGGCGGCGTCGTCTGCGCCTGCCCGCCTTTGCTGACCTTGCGGGGGTCTGCGTCGAAAACCAGCCCCAGCGCGTCCGCCTTGGCGAGGAACGCCGCCTGCTCGGCCAGCACCTTGTCCGGATCATAGCCGCGCTTGGCGATCATCTGCGGAATGGTCCGGAACCCCGCCCGAACGTCGACAAGGTCCGCATTCGCATCCTGCAGCGGGTTGACGCTCTCGAAGCTGGGCGGCGCCCACTCGACGGCAACCGGCCCGTCCGGCAGAAGCTTTGCCAATTGGGCCGATTCAATGAACCAGTCCCAGACCGGCTGACAGAACATCGGAATGACGATCTGCCATTGCATCATGTCAATCATTCGCCGGTATTCGTTCAGCCCAACCCGGCTCGATGAGAAGCTGGTCTGGCTGAGATCGCCCGTCAGCAGCGCATATGGCACCCGGAATCCCGCCGAGAGGATCGTGCCTTGCACCCGCATCCACTCATAAAGCCCGCCCGCATTGGCAGGCTGGTTGAACTTGATGTCCTGTGCCCCATTGGCATAGGCGATCATCCCCGGCTCGAACTGCTCTGCCAGTGATCCGTCGCTGCGCTGCACCTTCGGAGCCAGCGGCGTATCCTGATCACCGCCAAGCACGATCCCGACGAGGCAGGCTTCGGTCTTCTTGCGGACCATTTCCGCGACATGCCAGTCGTCCATGTCCCGCAGCGTCCGCATCACCGGAGCCGCCCAGGGAACGCCCCTGTTTTGCATCCGCTGCCGCTCGAACATATGCGCCACTTGGTCAGCGGCCACACGGA